AAGTAATGAAAAAATTATTAAGAAAATTAGACTGGATAATTGATTATTACTTTGTATATTTTTTATACAACGGTAATAAAACCGATAGGTACATTGAGTACATGGAAAAAAAATGGGGAAAAAATGAGTAAAGAAATGGTAAATGGACCTGCTCACTATGGTGGGGTAGATAATCCATATGAAGTAATTAAAGTTTGTGAGGCTTGGGGATTAGATTTGGACGCGTACCTTTTCAATGTAGTAAAGTATGTTGCAAGGGCGGGTAAGAAAGATGATACAAAAGAACTTGAAGACTTGAAAAAAGCCGCATTTTATTTAGACCGTAAAATTAAAAACTTAGAGAAATGATTTATTGGTTAACAGGCCAACCTGGTGCAGGTAAGACTACTTTAGGAAATTGGTTAATAGCCGCACTACAAGGTGATGCAGTTTTAGTTGATGGTGATGATATTAGAGAAATCTTTGAGAATAAAGACTACAGTGAACAAGGACGTAGAAAGAACATTGAGTTGGCTCAAAACATTTCTCATTTTCTACACAATAAAAAAATGAACTCAGTAGTTTGTTTAGTTTCACCCTACAGAGACCAAAGAGAAAGTTTTAAAGAAAAGATGGGAAAAGATATTGTTGAACTTTACATCCACACCAATGAGATTAGAGGTAGAGAATCGTTTCATGTTGAAGGATATGAACAACCTTTAGAGAATTTTATTGATGTTGATACAACAAATAAAAAAGTTTTTGATACCCTTCAAGAAATCAGAGTCAAATTAAAAATATAATGAAAAAAATACATGTAGAGGGAGACCCTAAATTAAAAAACACTGGAGGTAAACAACACTCAATGGTTGTTGGACGATTTCAACCTTTTCACGACGGACATAAATGGTTGGTAAACCAATGTCTTGAAGACGGAAAGAATGTTCTCATCCTTATTAGAGACATTGTACCTGACGAGAAAAATCCATTTACCGCATTAGAAGTTTCAAAAAATATTAATATGGAACTTTGGGATTATATTAATCAAGGTAGAGTTGTGGTAATGATTATTCCTGATATTGAATCAGTAAACTTTGGAAGAGGAGTTGGTTATGATATTATAGAACACATACCACCACAAGAAGTTAGTGAAATATCTGCAACAAAAATTAGGGAACAATTAAAACAAGAAGGTAAACTATAATGTTAGAAACAAATAAAATAATTAATGGGGATTGTGTTAAAGTAATGGCCAGCCTTCCTGAGTCTTGTGTAGACTTGATAGTAACATCACCTCCATACAACGTGGGTATTGATTACGATAGTTATAACGATAGACAATCTATGGAAGATTATTGGCAGTTTACTAAAGACTGGTTATCAGAGTCTTATAGAATTCTGAAAGATGATGGAAGAATTGCTGTAAACATTCCATACGAAGTTAACGTACAGGATAGAGGTGGGAGAATACTATTCATGTCTGAATTTTATCAGATTATGAAGAACCTTGGGTTTAAATTCTTTGGGCTAGTAGACCTTAATGAACAATCACCACACAGAAGTAAGACTACTGCTTGGGGTTCATGGATGTCTCCATCAGCACCTTATATCTATAACCCTAAAGAGTGTGTTATTCTTGGATACAAAAAGAATCACATAAAGAAAGTTAAGGGAGAACCACAGTGGAAAGGGGAGTTGGTTGATTTAGAACAAGAAGATGGTACCGTCAAACAGAAGATGATGTATCAAGAAGAAGATAAGAAAGAGTTTATGAGTTTGGTTTATGGTCAATGGGAATACTTTGCAGATACCAAACAACAAACTAAAGCCACCTTTTCAATGGACATTCCAATGAAGGCAATTAAGATTCTTACATACAGGAATGATTTAGTTCTTGACCCATTTACGGGTAGTGGTACTAGCTTAGTTGCCGCTGAAGTTAGTGGAAGGAGATGGATTGGAATAGAATTAAGTGAGAATTACAGTAAAGTTGCTAAAGATAGGGTTCAACACTTTATTGATAAAAATAGACAAATGGAATTAGGTATATAATAAAAGGGTCATACGACCTTTTTTTTATTTATATGGATATTTATTAAGAAAAATACCGATGGCTGAAATTATTATAAACGAAAGACAATTGGAGATAATCCAAGATTTAATCACAAAAGAGGAAAATCTAAAATTAGCCGAACAAAATTGGGCAAGATTCAACGACAAAGAAAAAGAAATGGTTGTTGAGATGATGAAAGTGTTACACCCAAAAAAGGCCATGTTGATAAAAGAAGATAAATGGTATAATACTTTAGGTGATGTTGTAGGTATTTTTGACCCTACAGGTGTGGTAGATGCTATAAATGGTCTTTCATATATAAATCAAGGTGATTATCTATTTGGATTTTTATCATTTGTTTCAGCAATACCATATGCTGGTGATTTACTTGCAAAACCTGTAATGGGAGCGTTAAAAATTGGTGCACCAAGTGCAAAAGCTTTAAACGGAGTTATGAAACTTTCAAAGGTTGGTACTAAAGAAGCCACAGAACAAGCCGCAAAAGAATTAGCTAAAATTTCTAAATCGGGAGGTATCGTAGGAAATTTTGTTAGTGGAGTTGGAAAATATGCGGGAAAACTTAAAGATTTAGTTAAAAGAGTTCCAATGCCAGGGGGAATGAAAAGAACTATTACACAATGGATTGAGTTATTTGAAAAAGGTGCACTTAAAGGAAAAACAGTTAGATACGGAGCAGCGGTTTTTGCAGGAAAAATACCAAAATTAAGTAAAGAAGCACAAATTGATGGACTTCAAAAATTAATTAAAGCATCAAAGGAAAGTGGTTTATTTACATCTTATAGGACAAGTAAAGGTTTGTTGTCGTGGAAAAGTGTTTTCAGAGGAATGCCTCAATTGATAGGAAGAAACGCTTCAGTCAGAGCTTTAATGAGACAAACTAAACTTTGGGCAGGATTTTTAGATTTCTTAGGGTTAGCTAATTTTGTTGGTCCTGATGAATCATTGAAAAAAATGGGTCAAGAACAATTGGAATCAAAATTTGCGGAATATCAAAAAACACCCGAAGCTCAGCAATATGCACAAGAAACTTTTGGAGACGCGGAAGTTCCTGATACTCAAACACAACAATCAACAGCAAGTTCTTCTAAACCTACTAATTCAAAAAATCCCATTGGGGACTTTTTTAGTAGTATTTTGGGTGGAGCATCTAAAGGCGAATTTTTAGCCGCATTATAAAAAAATAATTAAAAATGAAAGAAGAATTAACGCTCAAACTATTACAAATTCAATTACAGTTCAAATTTTTGCATTGGCAAACATTTGGAGATGCAAAACATAAAGCATATGGTGACATATATGATTCATTAGGTGATATCATAGATAAATTTGTGGAGGCTATGATGGGAAAATATGGTAGAGTTGAATTTGACCCAGAGTTTTCAATTATGTTTCAAGATATTAAATCATTAAGTGTACAAAACTTTATGGATGGAATTACTGAATTCTTAGTAGGTATGTCTGACCATTTAGATTCAAGATATGATAGTGATTTATTGAATCTGAGAGATGAAATGTTGGCAGATATTAATCAATTAAAATATAGACTTACATTAAAATACTAATATGGCAAATAAAGTAATAAGACTTACAGAAAATGATTTAACTAAAATTGTTGAAAGAGTTATTTCAGAACAAAATATTGAAAAAGAATTCGTAAGAGCAATTCAACGATTTTTAATCTCAAAAAAAATTACAGGTGATAATAGACAACCCTTAGTTGTTGATGGTAAAACAGATAATAATTTAAAATCACAAACTGCACAGGCAATATCAAAATATCAAGCGGCTATCGGATGCAGTCGTACTGATGGAGTGTGGGGAGATGAAACTTGGAGCAAAATGCCTTCTGAAGACAAAAATCAATTAAAAGACTTTGTTGCGGATGAAGGAGGACCTATTAACCAATTTATAAATTTTATTGGTAAAAAATTCAAAGGATAGTTGAAAAAATTAATTAAAGAGAGTGGTATAAGAGACATTTCGGCTTTAAGGAAGAGATATCCTAAAGCCGAAATTTATTTTCATCAGGATTTAGATGGTGTCACTACTGCTATTGCGATGAAAAAGTACCTTGAGAATAACGGTATTGACGTTGTTGGTGCTCACATTATTCAGTATGGTGATAAAGAATTTTCGGTTAAAAAGAACGATGCAACTGGTGATGTAATGCCAGTCCTTGTTGATTTTGCACACGGAAAACCAATGTTCAAGATTCATACGGACCATCATGACAAACAAGTTGGTGCTGAAAAAGGAACATCAAAATCTTTCAGACAAGCTCGTTCAAATGTTGAAACGATATCTCAAATTGTTTCACCAAAAGAATTATTTCCGAGTTCAGATGTTTTATTGATTAACACAGTTGATTCAGCAGACTTCGCAAGACAAAACATCACACCAGATGAAGTTGTTAACTATATCTACAGAATAGATAAGGATAAGTCACTCCAAAGAAATAAGTTGTTGTTAGGATTTGTCATTAACAAATTGATATTAGCATTCAAAAACAAACCAGGATTTTTAGAAAGACTTGTTATGGATTCAGAGCCTTCTTTGATGAATATTCTAAACAATATTAAAGAATGGATGAA